CCTAAAGTTGTATGAGGGTAATCTTGATGCCAGTTACCGGCAATAGTTAAAAACTTAGGACTAGTAGGAAAGATATGAAACCCCGGCAGTGCTAAGTCATGTGCTAACTCTATAGGTTCTCCTAGTTCTTCCTGTAGTGTAACGATCACTGATTCATAGAGCTCAGAGAAGTGTTCTAACATTATATCATTGAGCCATATAGAATCTCTATAATAACTCTCAGTCTTTCCGTCGAGGTATGCTGACTTACCCAAGGTGAAGAACGGATACTCATCAGACCGTGGCTCCCAGTATTCACTGCAGTCATAAATACTTCTTATTATCTCTTCCGTATCTAAGTCTAACTTAATGCGCTTGTAGTCCATACTATTCAGTTTCCATTAATTTTTTTATGTATATTACTCTTGCTGTATACACATATAATAATTCTAAATTGTTATCATATATAATGGGGCTCATAATTCTGCCTTTATTAAAAAATAGAGTGCGAATTTTGCACATGTTTGCTACGGCATCTTGCATAATATTATCCCTTTCTTTTTTGTTACTATTTATATATTCCTCATTCTGCCGTGTTATATTTTTAAACTTTCCTCCCTCACTTACTGCTTCCAATTCTTGTTTTAAAACTGCCTGACTTATGCCTTCTTCTGTAGGAGTCCCATCTAAGTAATTATTGGTTCGCCGCACAATTTTATCGTATTGCTCCCAATAATCTTTATCCTCTTTTTTCTGTTTTTTCTCTAGTTCCTTTTGTTTTTTCTCTAGTTCCTTTTGTTTTCTTTGTACTTCTAATAAGTATGCAGGCGTTTTTTCATACGCCTCTTGTTTTTTTTCTTCCGCTATTCTTTTTAATTCAAATTCTCTTTCTATTCTTATTTGTTCTTCTTCAATATAACGTTGACGTAGTCGGTATGAGCCATCACCATCTACATAATTATGTTGGTCTATTCCTTCAAGCAGTTCCTCTTTTGTGGGAATATCCTCGTCATACTCAATACAGTAAAGCCCATTATCCGTAGCATCTAAATATGCAAGGTATCCATTTATCTTATAATCCATATACTGGTTTACATCTTTAGAATGCCCTGGCTCGGTTGAGCGATACGCCCCTCCCCTCCTGTTGTGATTAACAGTCCCCATAGTTTTCTCCATATGCTCCCTCACAAGTTATTGGTAAGCCTTCTGCCCAAGCCGGAGCTTTAGACATCTCAGCCATCAAAAAGTCTAGTGCCTCTTGTGCCTCATCTTTAGGTGCCGTACATATAATAGCGTCGTGTACCGTAAGCACCGGTTTGTATCTCTCATTAATAGCTATCATCTGCTCACCCACTACTATCCTAGCTAATGCTTGGACAACATTCTCTACCATAGCACCACCCCATATACTCACCTGTCCACGTCTAGATTTATAGACATACCCACCTCTAACGCTCTCGTCGGTCTTCCATTCGAGATCAGGGTAATAGATGTAGAGTCCGTTAGGTAAGCGTAAACCCCCCGGGGTAACTAGTATAGATTTTCTATTGTCGAGGTAATAGAACGGCTTACCTTCAGGCCATGATGCCATGAATTTTAATGCCTTATCACATTTGTCCCATAACTTAATCACCTCATGATTAACATCCCGGTATACCTTAACAATCCTTTGACACTCTTGGTCAGATAGATCAGCACCCGGAGGAGATGTCTTCAATGTATGTTGTAGTTTCTTAGCGCCCGTGCCATACCCTAATCCAAGTATACATGTCTTACCAATGAAGCGTTCGGTCGGTGTCTTTTTAGATACCTCCCTGTTAAATACTTTAGATGCAAATACCGAGTAGACATCCTCACCTTTTCTAAACTGCTCAACCACATCGTGTTGCCCGGCAAGCCAGACTAGTATACGAGCTTCGATCTGTGAAGAGTCAACGTTCATGATGACATGTCCGTCTGGTGGTAGGATAGCGTTCTTTAATGCTTTCTTTTTCTTATCTCGGGATGGTAGGTTCTGGAAGTTCACCTTGTCTATACCCGCCCATCGGCCAGTATGTGCGCCATAATACTTAAGGGGGATAGGTAGTTGGTTATTGTTACGTGTAGCTATGGAGATGAACCGCTCGATCCTTGCCTCCTCCATTGTCGACTTTGTACCTAACCTGACGTTACATAACTCTTGTATAAAAATATCCTCATGCTCAGTCAAGGCCATAAACCCCGTATCATTCTTAGCTAACGCATAGGTTTCTTTACCCGTAGTAGGAGATATTTTCATAGGGCATGGTACACCCATTTGGCATAGTAGCTCAGCAAACTGTTTGTTACTCGCTAACTTCTTACGCACGGCCTCAGCACTATCGCACGCTAACTTCTTCATTAACCCTTCTAACAGTAGGGTCTTTCCCTCTTTCACTTCTTGTAGTCGTATCTTTAGTATCTCGGTGTCGAGTTGTAAGGTAGGCGAGATGAACATCTTTAATGTTATATCTATCAGTTTTAATTCGTCTACCGGGAACCCCATAGATATAACCTTGAATAAGTCATAGGTTAACTTCACATCGTTCTTACAGTACACACCATACTGACGTAGCTGATGCTCAGGAAAATCTTCTAATCGCATACCTTTAGCATCGACTACCTCGGTTCCCTTCTCTCCTAGTTTGTAACGTTCAGCCAGAGCTTTAAGTGAACCTCCCGCATTGATACCGTGTAGCGCACGTGCTATGGACAGGGTATCAAAGTACCCGGCCGGCTCGAACCCGTAGTACCATTTTAGTATGGCACCATCGAACTGGGTGTTGTGACAAAGTAACATGGAGTTTGCCCAGTCTACTTCTGCAAGGGCTTTTGCACAGTCATCACCGATATACCATTCGGTCTTATCATCGTTAATTTTTATAGCTACACCGATGACCTGAAACTGATCGTCTTGTATGTATTCTTCTGTAGTCATGCGGGATAAACTAAATCCCGTGTCATAAAATGTTTCGAAATCAATCGTTACTATTTGCACTATGATCCTTTTTGTTTTTACAATAACCCTTTATATTAAAGGTACCCATGTCCGACTCAACGGAACACCACCATTTCTTTTTGTAATAAAGTTTAGCGTGTTGTTTACACTTATGGCACACGGCCTTACCTACTTTAATTGTCATATCTTATTCGCATATAGTTGGTGATCTTGTCGGCATTCTAATGAACACCACCGCCTACCATCTTTCTCTTTAATCTTTCCCTCGCACCAAATACATATCCTCTTATCATTCTCAGGTACCTTAGTATTTATAGTCCTCATGGTTAAATCAAGAGTCTTTTGCACGTGGTCATTCGCAATGTCTGCTTCATCTGCCATTTATATTTTTCCTAGTGTGTCCATCCACTTGTACTTGTTACGCACTTGTTTCTTAGTCATTGGTTTAGGTAGTGTTAGTTTACCCTCTTTTTCAAATCGTTCTAGTACACTCATTCCTACACCTGAATACTTAGCTACTCTTGCCCTACTCGCATCAGGTTTTTTCTGCATAAACTCAATAGCTCTCGCTAGAAATTCATCTCTCTCTTCTTGTGAATAGTGACTCGCTTTACTCATAATACTCCTTTTATTAATCTTCGCATGATCCGCCTACGCAGTACTTGCCGTTAAGTATTTCATCAGCAATATCATCACTTACTACTTTACGTTCAACTTCATCAATCTTTTGTTCTAGCGCCTGTATCTCATCGCTTTTAAGTAGAATACTAATCTCATCCACAATAGCTTGTGCGTCATCCACATGAGTGTCGCCTATACTGTGATGGTTGAGCAATCTTATGTGATCGAGTAGTAAACTTTTTGTACGTCTAAATAAATCAGCACTCATACTATTTCTCCTGTTCTATTTTCCGCTTGGCATACCATATCATTTTACTCAGGTCTTGCTCTAGGTTTCCCTTACCTTTACAACGTAAAAGATATTTACCACATTGCCATAGTAGCGGGTCGTCTTTAAAAAACTCTTCAAGTATATCTATCACCTCATACTTGGTACTCGTATAATGAGGCGGTTGATTCACCATATCTACATCTTCTGCATTCATCTTTTAGGCACTCCTGTTTTAGTTACCATATACCCACTATGCTCTAACACAGGTATTATGCTTTGTTTTAATACACTTACCATTCTCGCTTCCATGCGTATTCTTGAAGCCTCTTTCGGTATTGGGTATAAAACCGTGTACCCCTCCTCCCTTAACATATCTATTACTTGTTCTTTAGTTTGCATGCGTGTAAGTTCTTTCTTTGCTTTATTATTTTCTGCATTCATGTTTTATCCTTCATGTTAAATATTTGTTTGCCAGTAACGTAATACTCTAGCATGTCTATATTTGTTTCGTCAATAACTAATGCCACACCCCCACCTATACTGATCTCGCGTAGGTGTTTCTGTTGTAGTGCCGTGGGCTTGTTACCATTGGCCTTACACTCGATACCTATAAACCTTCCTTTGTAACAGGCTACAATATCGGGTACACCACTCGCACCATACCCACCCGTTGAGGCATAGAAGTAGTACGCACCAAGTTCTTTTAGCTTGGCGCATACCTTAGTCTTTACTTTCTTTTCAGGCGTCATCCGATATCTCCACTTGAATTTCATTAAGTTCTTCTCGTTCTTTTAGCCAAGCCTTGAAGTCTTTAAACGCAATTTCAGGTGTTACATGACCATGCCAAATAAGTTCTAGTATACCTGACATGCCTCCGATTACTCCGAGTAACTCATGTCGACCTGCGTTCCAGATGTCTTGATCTGCACCGAAGTAATCGTAGATGTCTTGCTCGACATAGTCGATAGACTTTGATACC